CCGATAGCCGCACCAGCGTCCGCGTAAGCGGCAAGCTCTTTTGATACGATGAAGCGGAACCGACCAACAGAGCCAAGTTCGTTTTCGTTGATGACCGAACGATTTGCGTACTTGGCGGTTGGCACAAAGTCTTGCAAGCGCCTAATGTCATGCTCACAATCGGTATGGCAGAACACGATAAAGCCAGCCTCAATCGCACTGGTGTCATAAGCTGGCCCTGGCGCAAGAATGGAAGTCTTCATGTTCGTGCCGTTACCCAGCAAAGTACGAGACAACAGAGATAAGCCGTTATAAGTGATCGGCTCATCCACTGTGGCGCGAGTTGTTCCACCGCTGTATTGCACGGTCGTAGCTGCCTTCATTACGCCATAACGCACCATTTCACGCACCAACCCCATCAGTAAGGCTGTTTGGCGTACCTGGTCGCCCGGTATATCATCTTCATGCAGCAATGCGGTCTTGTTTGTGTAGCTGAACAATACGGCATACTCAGCGATTGTCACCGTCACATCACGATACTCCAATGCTTGAGCCGCCGGAGTAATACCCTCGTTTACCTGATAGTTTGCAGCGGTCACTGACCATCTGTTAATGGTATTGGCGTTGGTTGTAGCGCCACCAGTAGGAATAACGCCACGATAGATGATGTTATCGCCCTTATTCTTGGGCATTTTCTTCATCTCACATCCAAGACTTAGAACCTCTACCGGTTCAGCCATCTTGAGCATTTCACCCTTTACTTTATTAATTCGCCCCGCTGGGCTTGCGTATGTATTACTTGCCATGATTTACTTCCTTTTATTTAATTTGACGCTTATGGCCAGAGTTGTACCCAGCCCACAATGCTTCTTCGTCGGATAGTGTTGATACTCCTGCTGCGCGCGACACGCCTTTAGGCGTAATTGCACCAGCTAGGCGCTCCTGTTTTATTTCACGTTTCTTTAATGATTCTTTGAATTCTGTCAGGCCTTTTGACACAACGGCGGGATTCCATGTGGTGCGAAACTTCTCTTGGAATTCGGGCGTTTTGCTTGACAACCAACTTTCATATTCGGGTGTTCCAGGTAGCGACTTGTAATCTGGATGCTCGATTGCAAGCGTTTCAGCCGCTTCACTTTGACGAAGAACTGCAATCTTTTCCGACACTCTTTGGTCAATATCATCGGTAGGATTCTGTAACCGTGCCAGCTGCGCCTGTGTCGCCCGTAGCGTTTTCACCAATGGCCCAACAAGGTCCGGGTATTCCTCTATCAATGCGTCCAGTTCTGCGGCGTCCGTATCTTCTACGGGCGCGGGAGTCGGCTTCTGCATTTCCAACAGAGTGCGATTGATATTTCCAATTTCGCCATGGAGTTTACGAACCGAGTCCGCATCCCCATGACTTGCCGCTACCTTTTCCTTTAATGCCTTTAATTCTGCTGACAAATCTGAAACTGTTATTTCAGGCGTTTGTTCCGGCTCCACATTGTTATCTGGCGTTTCTGTTTGATCGTTACCATCGGGGAGCGTGTCGCTGCGCGTAGGTTCGTACCCTTCCATCATTTCGGATAATTCCTGTTCTTCCGTTACCTGCTCTAACTCTTCAGACATTTATTTCCTCGTAAAAAAACCGCCGGATAATGGGCGGTCAGCATTTGCAACAGGGGAAGATTGTTAATCCTCGCGTGTCGTCTTTTTATTATCCAACTCTGCAAGAGCCAGAAATTCTTTGATAAATTTAATTTGGTATAGCAACTTCATCCGTTCCTCGGCAGTGATTTCTATGTTCTCTGCACGCGCACGCGCTTTAGCTAGTAGTGGCGTGTAGTGGTCGTAGAGTTTTTGCCATAAGGAAGTGGATATGTCATGCGGGGATAATTTCATTATTCTTTGCAGTACTTTGGCATTGGCTTGCTATCTAGGAATGCAACCCATCCGTGATTTATGTTTTTCGTTAGATATGCGCGCTGCATCCAAACCCATCCGATAAATTCCATGTTTGGGCCAATATCGGCAAATGGTTTTGTCTCATCACATTTAATGTGCCGAGCAAGTCGCACCGGCCACCAACAAAACTTCGTTTTAAAATTACTCATCATCACGCCCCGGTATCAAAACTTTGCCATCTTGTGTGATCGTGCAAATCAAAAAATCTTCCTGTTCTTTCCCGGTATCAATACCTATCAGTCGATGCGCCTCGTCTTCATGTTCGTGACGCTCTTTTTTTTCGATGATCTTTAACGCTATTTCGAGAGGCTTTGGCTGTGCCATTGATTAATCAACTGCTTCAATATAATTTTCAGCAAAGAAGTTTTTAGCGACATACCATCTATCTTCACTGTTGTTTGCATTAACAGCAATCATCCCGCCGACCTCTGGCGTATCTTCCTTATTAACTGATATGCCTGTCATGTCCTCACCTAATATATATGGCCTCATGGCTTGTACATTCACCTTCCTGTAATTCTTAAACGTGCTCATTCTTTAATCCTCTCAAAATTATCTGGACGTAAAAAACCGGCTAGGCCGGTGTGGTGTTAGTATCAACCGCTCAATTTAAACAGCTCAAAACGCGTTTAAATCGCTCAATAAATAGGCAATTTGCTAATACAGTCTCTCCACCAGTTCACCGACAATGTAGGCGCAACAAACCATCAGAATGGTTAACGAATAGATGTATTCGGTTGTAGTCATTAGGCTATAAACCATTCACCTGCCACTGCGCGCCCCTCATACCGCATTTAGCGGGCCACATGCGCTCTCGTTCTGTAACGCAATCGCTGCCGCCGCCTGAACTTGCACTTGCAAGCGCCCACGGATCTTTGCCATTAACAATAGGGTTGTGACAGCGCAATCTCCATTTGCTATCATCATCTGGCTTGCTGTGTTTACAATCTTTACATAGTTTCGGATACGTCATTGTGTAAATGCCTTTCCTGATTCCGCACGTCCTGCTGGCTCAGTCGGTGGAGCTAAAGCTTGCTTGGACTTATGCAAGTCCATCATGTGTTGGCCAACTATTGTATCGCGGTTATGCGCTATGGATTGTTCGGATAGCGCGGTTTGCGTGCGCAGCTTCATACTCAGCGTGGCCAGATCGACTTTATGCTTGTCAAACGCCTGTTGCTGCTCTGCGGTCAGATTGGCTTGCTCTAGCTGAATATCCTGCTCCTTGGCCCACTTCTGGAATTCCATTTCTCCCATCGTCTTGTCGGCATCCGCCTTGATCTTGGCTTGTTGCTCTTGCGCCTTGGCCTGTATCTGCATCTGCGCTACCTGAACACGTGGATCAGGCGGCTGTTGTTGAGACTGCATCTGAGCCATCTCTTCTTCGGTGTAGTCAAACGCGCCCGGGTCGAAGCGTCTGCTCTTGAGATATTCATTCATTGCCAGCTTTGGATTTTTCCCAAACGCAGGATTGAGTGACATTTGCAGAACATTGGTCATCTCTTGAGACTGTATATCACGCTCGACCAGTGCTGTTGATCCACGGGCAACTACCTGAAACTCACCTTTCATCTCGTCATCTTCACCGTAAGCCAGCAGCCAATCGTAATACCGGCGGATATGCGGCTCTGTACCATGTGAATCAAACATCCGGGCAATACGGCGCAGTACGGCGTTTGCATTGTTGTTAAGGATTGTCATGCCACCGACGGTATCAGGGGCGTTTCCTTGCTGCCCCTGCATTAACTGCGGCATACCAGTCACATCTTCGGCCATCTTCATGGCCAGTTGAATGATATTTGTTAGCTCGACCTGCATCATGGGAATGACTACTGCACTCACCGGTGCAGTTGCGTTGCCGGTGGAGTCGTCTTCTTCTACCCAAACTTTAAGCGGGGCAATCTCCCATATCCCGTTCTCAGGCTGTACGCCACGGCGCACAACAAACATCGGGCCACTGCCAAGCCCAGCATTGTCAGCTAATCGGCGTGTTGCCGCTACCACCATTCGCTGTGGAGTTCTTAACTGTCTTGCCAGGCCCATACCCCACGGCATTCCCGGTCTGCGTTTCCACGGGATAATGTCGTAGGGAAACGCTCCTGAATCCAGGGGATTTAAAGCCGCTCTGATAACATGATTATTGACCATTGTTATCAGAGCTGGATAGCCCGCTTTGTCTTCCACATGACAGCCGCAAGCAATCAATTCATCCGCTTTAAGCTCGATGTGTGCGTACCATATTTCAAACTGGTCTTTGCTAGATGATTTGTTATTCCTGTCGTGCTCTTTTCGATTGCCCGGGCCTTCTAAGATGCATTTATCAATCTGTGCGTCGATATAACCGGGCAACCCCCTTAGATCATCCAGTTTTTTTTCTGTGATGTAGTCGCGCTCGAATATATATGAGCCATTATGAATGGATTCTCCACATGCCGGATCTGGAAACAAGTTCCACGGGTCAACGCGGATCGATGCCGGTTGTATTTCCTCGATGACTTTCATCTCAGCCGTGCCATCAGCAGCCTTAACCAATTTTGTCAGGTTGCGCTTTGTTGGCACTGGCCCTTTGATTACACCCGATCCAAGTCGTACAGCATCATCAATTGCCTGCCGCATCTCACCGTAGTAGCCTGATGCTTGCAGCCAGTCGTCTATTTGATCCTCGGCTAATTTTGCTTTGCGGGTATTCTCTTTTTTTAATCTTATCTGCTCAAGCCTGATTTGATCTTGCTGTGTTGGTTGGGGTTGAACAGGCGGCTGGCCGGGTTGTGCTGGTGGTTGTGGGGGCTGCTGGATAGGCGCGGCAGGCGGTGCAAGGTTGTTATCTTTTACCGGCTCTATCGCATAGTTACGGTCATCGGTCGGCAACAACATGTCACCCACTCGCGCCGAAACTGCATCAACATACGGCTGCGTGATGTTAGGAAATACGGTTGATCCAGCAGACGCAACTTTCCCATTGTCATTCCGCGTCTTGCCATCAATGATAGGCTTCGACGCTGTATTAGCAAATTCATGTCTATTTGCATCGTCGTAGCCTTGATAGCTTTCCTCGTCCTCGGCCCACTCTGTTTCAATCCCCAGCTGTGACCTGGCGGCTACCGCATCCTTGCGCTTGGCCGCTAATGCCGAACCGATTGCATCCAGTATAGCTATACGCTGTTCATCTGCACCGTCAGCTTTTTGCACTTCAACCATTGCCATTTACAGCTTGTAAAAAATAGTTGCATCAAGCGTGCCGCCAACTGTGACTGTCAAAGTACCTTTAAATCTGCACGGCAAACGGTAAAATGTAGCTGCTGCGGCAGAGAATGTATTGGCAATCGTTCCATCGCCGTCAGCAAATTTCAAAGTTCCAGCCGATGACGAGGAAACAAATACCCCAAGCAAGGTGCCTGTTTTAATTGTGGTATTTGTCGCCGTGATATTTAACCGTTCGAATCCTTCGCATACTTCTTGCATGTTTATGTCCTTAAATGCAAAAACCGCCAGAAGGCGGTTCGTATTGTTTTATTTTGGTGCTATGGCCTGCTAAGTGCAGCATCCTTTATAGCTTGATGTATGGCTTTAATTTCTGCCGCTGCATACCTTTTCTGTTCTGCAACCCTGTCTTTCATTAAATCAATTACCTTCTTGTAATCAACTATCTCGTCTTTATGGCGCTGCGCCTCTCTAGCCCAGAACATTTGATTTTCTATCCTGGTTACTTTAATTTTTTCGTCGATCTCTTTATTACGCGCTATTTCAGCTTTTGCTCGCTTGAGTGACAACTCCGCAGCTTTAGCTTTTTTAACAATATTGTCCGCCACTCTCTTTGATTCTTTAGTTTTTTCCTGAGTGCGTTTTAATTCTTCCTTGGCATCACGCAATTCATTCATTACATTGGCAAGCTCTACAATAGCATCATCTATTTCTTGACGATCAATTTTTGCAGCGGGCTTGCAATGACCAAAAATCTTACTAAAATAATTCATATCTTCCCCTTAGATAACCCCATTAAATAAACAAGGCAACCGGCTGGGGAACCGGCTTTCGTGAGCTACACTAGCCTTGCTTAACTCTAAAACCCTATACTTCTGTCGTGCGGTACGTATGTTTGTCCGTGGCGCCGTGTATTGACTGGCATATTTACAACAGCAAATCGCTTCATCATGATCGCGTAACGCGTTGCTGAAAGCAGGTCATCATTAACCTTGACTATTTTCCCGTCCTTGCGGTGATACAACCTGAACTCATCAAACCATTCTTTTAAATTGCTAAACACTTTTAGCCTGCCGGTCTGCATCCTATCCAACATATCCAGCACGCCAGCCTCAACCCCATTTCCACCTGTACCTTCTTCCTCATTCTTGCTTGGCGGGTGAGTGGCTTTATCTTTCAACATTTTCAAGCCTTGTGCACGGTACTGATTAGCCAGCACTTCGCCAGACCCTTTATCATGCTGCAACCCATCGTGCGGCCATGCCCACGGCAACCAGGCGCCCCAAGGTTTAATTGATGCGGAGAACAATACAGGCGTTTGTTCCTTTTGCCGGTGAACAGCCGTAACGTATATAACGTCGCTGTCCCTGTCCCATGCAATCCTTGCCGCCGCACTTGGATGGTCCCAGCCAAAGTCTAGTCCGCCGATCTGCACCCAATGAGCGGGTATCGCAAACGGATCGCACATGATTTCAGACTCATCAACAGGGAATATCCGACCGCTACCCAAAGTTGGAATACCCTTGGACCGCGCATCGCGCATGTGTTTTGGCGTAGATTCCAGCAATTCATCCTTCATTTTCTGCGACAAGTGAGGCACATCATCCCAATTGGCTGTTACAAGATAACGCGAGGCGGAAACTTCCGGCATTACCGATCACCTGGCATAATGAATTGCAATACAACCTCGCTAATGCCTTCTAGCGGTGTGAATGTCAGATAAATAAGCCCATCCGTTGTAGCTGTACGAATCAGGCATTCACCATAAATATCTATCGGCGGCTCTTCGTCCAGCCAAATTCCGTCTTGCTCCGTACCCTCAAACGATCCGCGCCCCTGCTGATATGATTTGAGGCCAATCATGGATAGTGAGCCAGTTGAGTGCCTTATTTGCGCCGTATCAATCAAGTTGGACACGCCAGCCTTCCAGGTGATTTCCTCGATGTTGTCGCCAGGTATCAAGCCTGTTCCACTTACCCGCTTCGTCGGTCCTGACCCAAGCACTTCACCGAATAGCTTTGACTGAACGATGTCGCGGGTAGTCTCGTTTGTTTTGCCAGCAGCCCAAAATCGCACATGCTTGTCGAATCTTCTGCCATCCCACCAATGCGGATATTTGCCGGTCAGGTGCAACGCAGTTTCGTAACCGCCCATCCCCTCTGTTTTCCCTACTCGGTTGGCACACATCGCACAACGCTCTCGGTATCTCGCGCCAGCCTTGAAAAACTCCAAATGCTTTTGGTACAGCTCACGCCGGAGCGGGCCTTCGTCCGGGTAGTAGGTGAACAGTTTGCGGCGTGATTCGCGCCTGGCGATCTCTTCCAGCACCTCAACGTATTCAGCAAGGTCACTCAACTATTAAACTTTAGGCAGCAAGCCTATTTTTTCACTAAGTACCCGCGCCTTTTCCATGAGCTGCTCGTCTGTCATTGAGCTTGTTGTCACGGCTGCGGTAATGTCCAGCTTGTCGCCGTACTTCTTCGCGTTCATGCGCGCCAGCTTCCACTTGATGTTGTCAGACTTTAGCCTGAGGCCAGCAACCTGAACCGCACTATCAGCATTCACAGCCGCTGCCGACACGTCATCCAGCGTATCGAAAACCGTGTCTGCTCTCTCATCCCTCGCGCGCGCGTAGTGTGCGGCACGCTCAGCGTCAGCCTCAATCCAATCGTTTACCGATCTATTTGGCAGGCCATTGGCAATACTCCATGACCTCAGACTCTCGCCACTTTCCACATGAGCACATATAGCATCAATACCAATCGCATCCAGCCTTTGTGCCGTAGTCAGCGGTTTCTCTGCTTTTACAGGCTTTTGCTTACTTTTTGAGCGACTAGGACGCGCTACAATCGTTTTTTTTGCCTTGGTTGATACCTTAGGTAGTTTAGTTGTAGCCATATTTAGCTCAGCAATCCATCCGGCAAAATCAATTCTTTTTTTGGCAATAACGGATGATCATCCTTGCGTACATCTGCAATGATGGCATTTAGAAAGTCTTGCACCCTCTCGCCAAGCGAGATAGCGATTGACTCTTTATCAAAATCAGTAACGTCTATTTTAACGAACACATTTAACCCGTCGTCGCCGTCACTCAATTTAATATTTACTATGCTCATCCGCCGAACACCTCTTTGACACCGACCTTACTCATCCGCTTGCTTGGCCCGTTATACCCATCCATTATTTCAGCATCAGCGTCGCTCCCACCATCTAGCATTGAGATAGCGGCCTGACACGCCTCCATTGCCGTCCTGAATGATTGCGCTGCCTCTGCGCTCTCGTTTTCTATCATGGACTCATCATGCCCGGCCATTTCAACTTGGTAGCTGCCATCCGGCATTTTCTCAATAGTCACTTTGTTTTCTGTTTGTTCTGGCGGCATACCAGGCTGTTCAGCATCTCCACTACCTTGTGTCATTCCTAAATCCATTTTCTTCACTTTCTTTGACATATATCAATAAATATTACACATTTTGCTTGTTTTGTTTTGTTTAGTGTGTATAATTCAAGTCATCAGGCAAGCAATGGTGCTTACCTAAAACAAGGAGATTAAAATGAAAGCACGTCTTATTTGTCCAGCAAGATCACTAACTTTTAACTTGGTT